TGCCATATGTGAAGCAAAATTATGTTTAGGCTTCTCTCGTACCAAATTAGGATTTGGGTCCCACTGATACTGGTCTAGGCATCTCAAGGTATGTTCACATCTCTGGTCCACAATTAAATTACTGTTATCAATAATGGAAGCGATATGTCCAATTCCATCGGTCAAAGATTTTTTTGCGTTTATAGTTGATATGTCAAAATTTTGCGCGAAGTCGAAGCGAGTCTGTTGCGCCGCAGAGTCTATATAAATGTAGTCTATATCCCACTTCTTTATTAGCTTCTGTATCTCAGCAGCGTGCTTGTCAGTAGTGCGCTCGGCATCCAGGTATTCGTCAAAAACATAGAATTTTTCAGTATCCCAATCATAACCTAATACGCAAAATGCAGTTGGGTCTCTATAGCCTACGTCCATCCCGGCTATCATATCCATCTTAGATGTATCCATGCTTCTTAAGTCTGCGGTACTAGTCTCTGCATTGAATTTCCAAATCTGACCTTCGTAAGTATTAAAGTCAGCTTCGTACTCTTGTCTAAATTCTGCATCGCTCATTGTATTTCTAGCTTCATCAATGTCTGATTGACTCATACGAGGATTATCATGGTATGTAGCTTTAATAGATGCCCATTCTGGAAATTGATCGTTATAGCCGCGATCATAGAATTCTGCGAACCAATTACTCTTACCACGAGGAGTAGACACGAAAATTGCTTTAGAGTTAGACTTATCTAGTGTAGGACGTAGTGCTACGTTGAAAGCATCGCGTCCGTCTCCAGATAGCGCCGCTTCGTCAAATATGATTAAGTCATAAGATCGACCAACCGTTGAGTCCACCTGGTTTATAGATCCCATACGAACTGTCGAGCCATTACTTAACTCAATAATTTTATCTTTCGCATTATCTCGCTTAACTTCCAAATCAAAGTGCTTGATAAGGTTTCTCTGCAAGTCAAAGGAGATTTGGGATAGTGCATAGTTGGGGGAGATGATAAGGATGTTAGAGTTCGGAACTAGTGATACTAGCTGACCGATTATGTTGGCTATGTATGTCTTTCCCTGGCGTCGAGATAGAGCAGCACATATAAACCTATACTTAGGATTATTTATCGCATTAATGATGGCGATCTGAGACGCTAGAGGCTCTATACCTAACATCTCCAGATAAGGAGACACAGGTAGTTTAAGAAACCGAGTTTCAGGATTTAAGTCTAATATTTCATCGGAGGTTATATCTTTCCGACTAACTTGTATCGCCATTTATTAATAACACCTAACGTTGTATTTAAATTGATCTGCAGTTCGTATAGAACGATAAGGAGCCCCTATACACGTAGGTACAGGCTCATTAATACTGATTTCGACTTCTGGTAGCGCCGCGCAGCTAACTAATAGTAATGCTACTTGGGCGATCCAGAGTTTGAGTATAAACCGAACCATGCTGCCCCCGCTCCGACTATAACTGATATTAATCCAGCCTGCTCCATAGTAGGAGCGTCTAAAGCCATAAACCATGTTGCACTCATATAGAGTAGGTAAATATAAGTAGAGATGAAAACCCTAGGAAAGATTCTCCAGCTATCGATAGCAGAAGCAAGTGCTTTGACACCAGCATACTTAGCCGGGGCCTCTGCGGGTGCAGGACCTGCTGCCGCAGCGTCCTCCAACTCATCTATCTTCCTTAGCATTTCTTGATACTTGTCTAAGTCTACTTGTACTTCATTTCTTGTTGTATCGTTCATCTTTTTACCACTTTACCTTATTAGCCCAGTACGCTGCCGACATTTTGCCTCTAGCGATGTTCTTAGCGTGTCGAGCTTTAAATGAAGCCCTTCTCGCTTTCTGAGCTGCTGATTTAGGATTCTTTCCAGCTCCTGTTACACCTTGTTGTCCAAATCGTATAGTCTTGACTTTGGTTCCTACTTTTGCCACAACGACATGGGACTTGGTACGGTGCTTAGGAGTACGCTTAGGTTTATTGTAACCTGAGACACCTACTCTCTTTAATCTAGAAGACTTCTTGGTCTTAGCCTTAGCTCTTCTTTTTATAGGCATTTCTTGCCTCGCTTCTTAGGCTTCTTCTTAGGTCGCCCACGTCTTGAACCATATGTACCTCTGCCTTTTGGCATATGTTATCTCCCACGTCTCCTGTGCTTTCTGAAAGCTAGAAATCCAAAACAGACTAGGGTAAACCATGCGCAGTAGTTAATAAACTTAAAACCGTTTACTTGTATAGCCGCTTCCCTAAATAGTCTGTCACATTCTTTTTGACTCATCTTAATACCTTTAGTAATTCCATCGGTTTTAAGTAAGCATTCGTTTGCGTAAGCGTAATCATGTATAAGGCCTGGTATTAGTAGTAAGCCGATAGGATTTAGTAAAAACCAGAAGGCTCGGGGTATAGAGGCTCCGTCAAACTTAAATCCTGCTGGAATAACGTATCCAGCTCCATTTACCATAAAGTGCCAGTCTCGGGCTACTATCCATTTTCTACTATTAGTAAGCCAGACCCATATTGCTGTAAAGAACCCTCGTCCTTTAGTACGAATAGGTACTGGTTGGATTGTAGGCATTTTGTCGTAAGTTAGTCTCATTCCTCGTAGTATTCCTCGTCATCATCTTCATCAAAGTCATCAGGCTCGATGACAGTCTTACCCGAAATATAAGCTAGAGCACTAGCCTCGTTGTCAAACATTCGCACATCGTGGCCTGGTCTAGTAACATACCATATTCCACGTTTAGAGTGTATTATTGCGTCTTTCATTTATCTTACCTCGCTATAGAACTTATGGGAACCAATTATCTTGAAATCGGTTGTGGCCCATTTTGGAGAAACGTTTACAGTATGATACCATAGTGCTCCTCCCGTAATGTCAGTTAGTCCAATGCCAGAAACCCAAGTAGCTATTGCTACAGCGGTATCCCATGACTCACCAACTATCGGAGTGTCCGAACGACCATCACAGTACCAACTAAACTGGCATCGGTGTCGTATCGGAAAATTATTACTAAATACTTCTCCCTGAGTTATTACATCACAAGCATCAGAGGGAAAGCGTTTATCAATGCTTCTATTCAGTACAACGTGAGCTACGGCTACTTTACCTACTAATGGCTCATTACGTGCTTCGAAATATACATTCAACGCGATACAAAATATAGCAGTTGAAATCACATTAATAGTGTAAAAACTATGCCAGCTAGGAATATAATAGTAGTAGCGCCACCAGCTCTAATGATATTTTCAATTCTATCAAGCTGCCGTTCTAAATCTACTAGTCTAGAGAAATTAGTCTTCCATCGCTCCTCACATTGTACTTCGTGACTTGCTTGTTGGATTTCCAAAACTCGTATCCTTTCATCGGAGTCATCCATTGTCATTTAGTAACTTCTCCATTAACTTTCCGTAGTTTCCCTGTCCGAAAGGTACTCCTTCGTTTATCTGTACATTAGTTTGGGATTTGATATTAGTTTGATTTATTTTCTCTAAATCACCCTGAGCTTTTATCTCGTCCATCCTCATTTTGTGTGCTTGCTGCAAAAGGTCGGCCAAATCCTTGGTAGAGTACATTCCAGTTTCTTGCGCTTCTTCCAATTTTGATTGAATCATCTCGTCCATTACAGTTGCAATGTTTTGACGGTTGCGATAGCCCATATCCAGGTATACAGTGTCAATGTATCTTTTAACCTCTCGTTTGTTTAAGGTTTCGACTACTTTATGTTCTGCTACTTGTAGACACTCACACACAGCTTTGATGTTTCCAAACTGTAGGTAGGAGTTGGCTACGTCTAGCCCTTCCGGAGAGATTATTGTTAATTCTTTAGACATTATAGAAGTATAGCGCGTCAGTGATGTTAAGTCAAGAATTAATTTTGGCAACGTGATCGTATATAACACCGTTTAAGGCGTTTCGATGTTTTTGATGTTACACGTGCGGTGGTGCGCACGCGCGCGCGATGAGAATGAGTCTCATTACCGCCCCCTCCTAGATGCGATGAAGCGAGTGATTAATGCGATGAAGCGAGTCGATACCGCTTGACTTTTTTCGAGAATGTCTGTACAATGTACTTAATAACTAAGGAAATACATATGAAAAAGATTACTAGATTAAAAACTTCGAACGCGAGCTACGCGGGGGTTAATTATTATCAAAGAAAGGTAGCTGCTAGAATGGCTACAATTGTGGAAGGTTATGCTACCGCTGAATGGGTCACTCCAAGCGAATTCATACCTAAGCCAAACTATTCGGCTATGATCATAGCTAGAATGTTAAATGAAATACCAAGGACTTCTTAAATGATGATCTTTCTATTTGTTATATCAACCATGTTAATACTAATGTTTTTGACTAGAGGCCAGATCAAATGAAATACTTAATTATCATAGCTCTATTAATATCTGGTTGCTCTAATGAGGAATTCGTACATTCTTTTGACGAGACAACTGTGATCTATGGGCCAGCTCACAGCATTGAAATAGCCTGTGGCTTTTGGTGCGCTGAAGAGAAGTATCTCAAGGCAACGCAGGATATACCTAGCATAGAATTAAAATTCGAAGACCTACCCCTTTACTAACTAAGAGAATATGAAAATGACAAATCTATACGCTGATGTAATCATGGCTAATATTATCGATGAGGTATCTGAGATGCCACGGATTAAAATCCTGAT